TTTCAGTTAATGTAAGTAACTTTGTTACAACGGATAAATGTATTCGTTGGGGTGATAAAGTTTCCAATAGAACCAATTTAAATTATATTATAGATACTTCAAGGAATGGTACTGAAGTATGGGAAACATTTAATCCACAAGATATGAAACTTGGTGAACCGCCTACTATCAGAACTTCATCAAGAAGTTGTGATGCTTATCTTTGGATTAAAACACCAGGAGAAAGTGATGGTGCCGTAAATGGTTGGCCAAAAGCTGGTAGATTTGATGCTGAAAAAACCTTATCTCTTATAAACTAAAAAGGGAGAGCCGGATAAGCTCTCCCTTTATTATCTATCCGATATAGTACTACTTACGGAATAAACCCACTAACAGCAATAAAGCTACTAATCCAGCGAAACCTGATTCGCCAAAATTATTAATTATTGCTGTTAGGTTACCAATAACATTAACGCCGAAAATACCGCTTCCGAATATTACTTCAGAAACCGCACCAATGGCTACAAACGACATAAGTAGTTGAGCAATGTCATCTACCCAGCCTTTTACGAGTGTTATGATTTCCTTCATATGGTTATATCTCCCGTTAGTTAATCAATTAGTCGGAGTTTATTTACCGACAAATAATAACTATTGTATATATTAGGAAAAATCATTGGGTATATATTTATATACACCAATTTTTTAAGAATTTGATATTTATTATTGTAACAATATAGGTAAAATTATGGCAATAGACTTTGAAGTATTCGAGGGAAAAACTTTATCAGATGTATTTAAAGACATTTATGATAACTCAAACAAAAACAAAATTCAATTAGAAGTTCTAATGAAAGAGGTAGTTGGGTTCATCAAGGATGGTGATACCGCTGTGCAGATAATTCCTATGCTAAAAGAGTATTTGGAAATCAATGTAAAGAATGATGAACAACTTGTTAAGTTAGCAACCATTGTACAGAGAATGGCGACTGCTAATAGTAAAGGTGATGATGATGATAACTTTATGTTGAGTGATAGAGAAAAAGAACAATTAATGAGTAACATTCAAAGTACGGTCGAGGAACTTCAAGACCATTCGGATAACATAACTGCAAAATTAGATAATTAATGTCGTATAATATAAAACCAAATGCTGGAACTAAATCAGGTCCAATCATGGGTAATAGAGTACAAAATGTTGAATCTACTTTACGATTAATAAAAGAAATATCATCTGAAGATGGTAAGTTTTATGAGTTAGAACCTTTAGAAATATTAGAGGTACATTTAGATGATACAAAAAACTCTTTCCCACAAGGGAGTGATGGGCCCGATTATACTTATCTTGGTGGGGTAAAGGGTAGGTTTGTAATTTCTGAAGTTGGATTAAACATTGATAAGTTAAATGATTATAAACCATTGAATCCACAGATTCAAACAACACCAATAATTGGTGAGATTGTAATTGGTGTAAAGTATCTTGGACAATTATTTTATACAACCCAAATAAACTTTTTTGGCAATCCAAATTTTAATACACAACATGGATTGAGTAAAGGTAAATCAAAAGATACCTTAGTATCAGAAAAAATAGATACTGCAAATGAACAAGATGACACTTCAGTAAAGCTCGGATACTATATGACAGCAGATGTTGATGCAAGAAAAATTTTACCAAGTGAGGGTGATGTTATTATTGAGGGTAGATTTGGAAACACTATCAGATTGGGTAGTGATATTAAAAATGAAAATCTGGAATCCCCAAATATTATTTTAAATGCCGGGCAAACTAAAGAGGGTGATAAAAAAGTACCAATCAAAGAAGTAATCGATACAGATGGTTCGAGTGTATATATCACTACTAATCAACCATTAGAATTTACACCTGGTACTGCAAGTCAATTAGCACCACCACCATATGAGGGTAAAAACATTTTACTAAGTTCAGATAGAATTATTTTTAATACAAAGAATGGTGGAGATATTGGATTGTTCAGTAACAATAACATTTCTATAACAGCAGCAAAAGAAGTTGTTATTGAATCTCCCGTAACTAAGATTGGTAGTATTCAAGCAACAGAACCAATAGTATTGGGAGCAATACTTGAATCAAAATTAAATGATATCTTAACATTAATTGAAACTGGTTTGTTAGCACCAACAGGACCAGTAATTGTTGGACCTGGTGCACCAATATTAGCAAGTTTAAAATCCACCTTGGCTCAAATAAAAAGTCCAAACAATGTGGTAGAGTAATGAAAAAAAAAGAATTAATTAATGACAAGGGAGTAGAATTTTTGTATAGTCAACCGAAAATGCGAAAGTTTTTCACATAATATATGAGTTGGGATATATTTAGAGCTGAGTATAAAAAGGGTTTAGATTCTGGAGATGATATGGCAAAGGTAATTGCTGAATCATATGATAAATGTGTTAAGACTGGAATGACAATTGGTACAGCACCACCCGCTCCATTAGCTAGTGGTAATGTGGCAGGATTAGAAGTAATGTTAAAATTGTGTTTTTCATCTTATGGAGTAACCCCCTTTCCAATCCAACTTGATAATGGATTAAAATTATATTGGTTGGGTGGTGTTACGGCATCGGGTTCGACTGTAATCGTACCAGGAATAACTGCAGGATATGTTCCAATGGGAGCAGCAAATGCAACAACAGAAGATTTTATAGAACAATTAATAATGAGTTTTAAAAACCACATGGGACAGGTAACGGGAATGTTTCCCGCACCAATACCTTTACCATTTGCAGGTTACAATGTACCAGGATAAAGGAGTTAGAAATGACTAAAAAAGAATTAGTTAAAATAATACAAGAAGTTGTACGTAGAGAAGTACAAAAAGAGGTCAAACAGATATTTATTACTGAGGGAATACATAGTTTGAAAGCTAAACGTACTACTCTCAAATCAACCGCACCAATCGTGAAGAAGAGACCGATTCAAAAGAAAGTTGTAAAAAAGCGAGACCCCGTTACTTATACATCAAACGAATCATTAAACAACATTTTAAATGAGACTGTTGGGTTAGGTAAGGGGGATACTGATGAGTATCCAACAATGGGTGGTGGAGTATTTGATTCAACACGAGCAACGGAACTATTAGGATATGGAGAAGGTGGAGTTGGTGGAGATAAAGAAACTGCTAGAAAAGTTGGAGCAGTACAAACGATGAAACAAGCAGGAGTTTCTTCAGACCAATTACCTGAGAGTTTAGTTAACGCGTTGACAAAAGATTATAGTGAATTAATGAAACATAATATGATGAAGAGTAAAAAATAATGCCAGAAAATGTAAACGTAACCAATAACCCATCTGTCAGACATATTAATGAGGATGAGGATTCATTCTTTGGGTGTACATTTCCATTAACATATAAGGGAGATAATGTTGGATTTTTTCCAAGAGCCCAAACAGTCAAGGAACAAGCATTTTCTAATATTAAAAATTTATTGTTAACTCAAAAGGGTGAACGTGTCGGCCAACCTAATTTTGGTAGTAACTTACCATCATTATTATTTGAACAAGTTGGTGAAGATTTAGCTGATGGGATTGAAGAAGCAATCCACGAAGCTTTAGAAACATGGTTACCTTATATAAAAGCACAAAATGTTTTTGTGGTACAAGATAAACAAAACCCAAACCAAGTAGTGGTTACTTTAGAATTTGTCGTAACTGTCGATGACCCTGATTCACCAGAAACGATAACATTCAATTTTAACTCAGGAGGATAATAATGGCTAATGATGTAGATTATGGGCTAAATAATAAAAAAGAAAAAAGAGATATTAGATATATCGGTAGGGAGTTTTCGTCCATAAGAGCTAATCTATTAGAATACGCTAAATCTTATTATCCAACTGCATATAATGATTTCAATGAATCTTCACCAGGAATGATGTTTATTGAAATGGCTGCATATGTTGGTGATACATTATCTTTTTATATAGATACACAATATCGAGAAACACTATTACATGCTGCGGAAGAAAAGAAAAATATTTATAAGATTGCACAATCATTTGGGTATAAACCAAAACTATCTCATCCAGCATCAGTACTTTCAGAAATAACAATTGAAGTACCAGCAGAAGATGATGGTACAGATGTATCACCTGATTTAGATTATGCATTAATGGTTAACGCTGATAGTTTATTCTCATCTAAGACAGGTAGAACTTTTAGATTGTTAGATGATGTTAATTTTAAAACATCTTCATCACTCGATTCACGAGTAGAAAAAATATCACAATATGATAGTGAGACACCAACACACTTTACATTAACTAAAAAATGTTTATTAGAATCTGGTACAAAAACTTCCGAGAATTTTACATTTGGTGCAGGAGTTAAATTTGATAAAGTTATTTTAAGTAAAGAACGAATAATACAGATTTTAAGTGTGGTTGATGATGATGGGAATACTTGGTATGAAGTTCCTTTCTTAGCACAAGATACAGTCTTTTCATCAACAGAAAATAATGCAACAACCACGCCGGATGTTTCTGCTAACGCTGCAGATGCACCTTATATGTTAAAGTTAATTAAAACTGCAAACAGATTTACAACCTATACAAGAAGTGATGGTAAATCAGAATTACGATTTGGTGCGGGAACATCAACAAACGCAGATGAAGAATTAGTTCCAAACCCAGATAATGTTGGTTCATCATTAGGAACTGGTGTTAGTAAACTTGATACATCATTTGACCCAAGTAACTTTTTAAAAACAAAAGCATTTGGACAAGCACCAAGTAATATTACATTGACTGTAACTTACACTTATGGTGGAGCAATAGAAGATAATATTCTTACTGGTGAATTAAAAAACAACGATAGTCTTTCTACTACATTAAATGAAGAGGGATTAGATTCTGATAAAGTTGGTGACACAAAAAATAGTATTAGTATTACAAATAAAGAACCTGCTACTGGTGGAAGTGGTGGAGAATCACCTGAAGAAATTAGACAAAATGCTTTAGCATATTTTAATTCACAAAATAGAGCAGTTACTAAAGATGATTATGTAACAAGAGTTTATTCCTTACCACAAAAGTATGGTAACATTGCTAAAGTACATATTGTACAAGATGAACAATTAGAACAGAACACACAAACTATTGTAAAGGGTGGTAAGATTGTTAGAGAGAAAAACA